TTCGTACTCTGTATATCCACCAATCTTTTCTTCTGTTTTAGTTTCCCACTGTGGATGTCCTTCATTTTCTACCTTAATTATTATAATCTGAGGAAAGGTTCTTGCACTTGGAAACTTTTCCATAAACTCTGGAAATTCAAAGTCCAAACCTAACTGTCTATATGTATAATTGTGTCCTTCTCTTTCTGCTAAACCTTTTGCTTTATCACAGAAAGGACACTGCTCTTTGCCGAATATTTCTACTATCATTTTATGTTCCATTCACTATTGCCGTTTTGTTCATTAAACTTCCTTACTAGAAATTTAAAATTATTAATTAAATAAGTGGGATAATCTTCTGTTACTGAAAACGGTCCTGCTGTCTCATCACAGTGGTCAACCCACATTCTACTTGTAAATCCTCTAAATAAAGGACTAAATATATCTGTAAATGCTTCTTGTCTCAATCGACTCTCCTTACTACTTGGGGAATGATTTCCCCTGCTCTTATAACTTCTACCATACATCCAATCTCGAGACCGAGGTCTTCAATGATTCCAATGTTATGTAGAGTTGCTCTTGCTACTCTCGCACCATCAATGTCAATAGGATCGAGTATTGCTACTGGGGAAACATTTCCTGATTTGCCTACTTGCCATACTACATCAATGAGTTCTGTTACTACACCTTCTTGCTTTACTTTTCTTGCAAATGCTCCACGAGGGTGGTGAGAAGTATATCCTAACTTTTCGAAAGCTTTATTACTTATGATTCTCCAAACATCTCCGTCTTGGGGAAACATAGGATAATCACTATCAATAATTGTCTCAAAGCCAGAGGCATTGAGATACTGCATATCATCAATAAAGTCATCTGTTGGGTATGGTTGTACCCCATACGCAACAAAAGTTAAATCTCTTTTCTGAAATTCGTCTGAATCATGTAGACTTAGCGCACCCGCTGCATAGTTACGACTATTCTTAATCGTTGCTGGGGCTACTACTTCTCCTGTGATTTGTATAATTGGTGCGCCTTGAAAGGGCAATAGGTGGCGAGGTACTAAGAACCTCATGTTGTCGGTGATGTCAAGTCCTTGCTTGCCATCTCCTCTTGTTAAGGCAATAGATAATGTGCCTCGAATGTATTGCAGACTTACTGCTGCTCCGTCTAATTTAGGTGTTACTGTTACAGGCTCTGATCCATAGTTTGGATTGTCTAATGAACTGTAGGACTTTTGTAAAGAATACATAGGGAACGCATGAGGATATCGTGCGCTTTTCGAGTCAATAAGATCATGTCCTACTTGAGAGGAAATGCCTAATTGATCTTCTAGTCTGTCATAGGCTTCGTCTGACATAATGGGTTTACCATTATAGTACGAGAATCGTGCCTGATTTAATAATGTCTCTAAATTTTTCATAAGTATATTATACTAAATTTACAAGGACTTGTCAAGAAATATTTTAGGTTAGGTAGATTTGATCCAGTATATCTTTAAATTCTTCTTCTAAAATACTTTTGCTCTCTGCTAGGGATATGATTTCTACTAATCCTTCAAAGAGTCTTTTACTATTATCAAAATCAATAGGCATACTTATTCCTTGATTAGAAGGTTTCCATTCTTCCTCAAAGTCTAAATAATACTTTCTTAATGATATATACTCAACATCTCGGAAAGTAGAAACTACCAGACGTATCTGTTCATACTCAGTTTCCTGTATCATTTTTTCGTATATTGCGGGGGCAGTAAAGTCAATCATTCTTAATCACTCGGTTGAGAGGTACAACACTCGTTACATTTTCAGGGACAAGTATCCTGTAAGAATCTGTGTCCCAGCAAAATAATAAAACTGTGTGCTGTCCTTCTTTTGCTCTGTTTCTTTTCTGACGAATGTATTCTGTAGAAAAGTCAGCAGTGCAAACATTATACTTTAGCTTTCTAGAGTTTTGACTTCTATAGGTGATTACTGCGTCACCTGCTTCTTCGAGTTTAGCTTTAAGCTCCTCTTTTTTCATTGATTCCTCCAATTTAATCTAACAAAAATTATTTTGTATTGCTAATTGCAGAGGTCTCTTTTATGAGATGCAAAAAACCAAGACATTTTGCAATGTCTTGGTTAAACTATTTTTTAACTATTTAAGTTGTCAACTATTGTTTTGAAGTATACTGCAGCTTTACCAGTTAGTTTACCGATAATAGCGTCATCAACTTCTTGACCTGCGTCTGACAAGGCTGAAGTAAGGCTTGCTTGAGCATCAGCTACTGATACTCGTCCACCACCGCCACCTGCGCTTGAGGTTTTAGCTGCTGGTGTTTTTCTTACATATACGCCTGCTTTGGTCAATATCATACGAACTCCATTTGGTGATTCACCAAGTTCGTCTGCTATGTCTTTTACAATCTCCATTGAAGTTTCAGGTGTTGGTTCTTGTTCCTGATACATTTCGACTGCCTGTGCTTTAGATTCGTCTGTCCAAGCCATGTTTTTTCTCCTGTGTTTGTTTTGGATCCATGTGTTATTCCATACTGGTTTCCAACCTGTTCGGTCGTACTGTTGCATATAAAATCTATCACTCATGTATATCCTTGTTTAAATATAACTATATTATATCGAATTTGAAACCATCTGTCAAGAAGTATTTTTCGGTATCTATAGGGGTTTCCTATCTAGAAAAATGCTTTTGTATGGTTTCGATCTTTTCTTCGGCATTTGCAATTTTCTCTATCTGTACTTCCATAGCCTCAACAATATCTGGATGCTCTCCGATACCTGCTGAATTATGAAGATACACTTGTATATTTGCCTTCGCCACTTCTACTTCGCCTTGTAACTTAGCGATAAGTGCTTTTAATAAATAACTCATAAGTATCCTTTATCTTTTAGTGTGTCTTTAACCCACTCTACTACATAATATACAGCTGCTCCCCATATTGCGAGGTTAAAGCCGAGTAGCATAATGTTTGTGGGCAATGTAAATATAAATTCAAGCATTTTTTGTCTCCCAATCTTCTATCGCAGCTTTAATACTGCCTTCTGCTAATACTGAACAATGTAACTTAATCGGAGGAAGCTTGAGTGCTGCTGCAATATCTTTGTCTTTTATTTGCTTTGCTTCTTCTATTGTTCTACCTGTTAGCATATCTACAAAAAGTGAAGAAGATGCGATAGCACTACCACACCCATAAGTTTTAAACTTTACACTCTTTATAACATCCGTTAAAGGATCAATGCGTAGTTGTAGTTTCATTACATCTCCACACGCAGGAGCGCCTTGCATTCCTGTTGCTACATCTGGATCGTTAGGATTAAATCTTCCTACTGAAAACTGTTTAGGACTTGCCAAAACACCTTCAAATCTATCTACTACTTCTTTGCTGTATGCCATTATTTAATTCTCTCTGCTCCTTTAATAAAACCTGATACAAACTCTTCTAGTCTGTTAGGAATTAATAAAGGAATTACCATAAATGGTAAAAATATCGTGAATATTATAAATACTACTATTGTTGATAGTATAGGTCTTTCTACTAATATATTGTTACTATTTATTAAAGTAATTATTTTAAGTGAAGGCTTCCATATTTTCCACATAGCAAGTAAACTACCTGCTAACCAAAAACATAGTATCATTTGTAGTGTTGTCATAAATATTCCTGTAAGTGTCTTAAACTTCCAATGTTATACGCTAGTCGTGGAGCATTATGCCCTGCGTTGCGTACAAATCCAAAGTAGGGCGATTCACACTCTGCCATTTCGATTTCCCATAATAGATAGCACTTGCTACCATATTTATCAAAGTTATGGGACTTTGTTACTTCTCGTTTTACAACTGCAATACAGTTGCCTTGAGCTGACCATACCCGTTCACCTATAAGAAATTCTTCTTGAACGCAAGGTTCTGGTATCATAGCATTTTTAATGCCTTTGTAATCAGTGTCAGGAAGTTTTTGTGGTACTCCCATTCGTTCGATTACTGCTTTGATAAAAGCTGGTGAGCGATACAATGCCTTAGCAATGTCAGATGTATTAGAACCTTCTAAATAGTACTTGACTATTGATTTTTTCTCTAACTCTGTTACTCCTTTACCTTTGTTCTGTGCTTTTCTTCTAAGTCGGTGGTCTACTGTTTCATTGTGGTCTGCAAAAATCTTACTAAGACGAGTTGTGTTATATGCTATATTTAGTATCTCACACGCCTCTTTCTTTGTAATAGGCTTTTCAGCAGCAAGTAATTCTATTACTTTATTAATATTTGTTTCTGAGAGTTTTTCTTCTCTTTTCTTTCTAACTGCCATTCTGTTCCTCTTGCATTGAGCCTAAAAGAATGATTGCATAATGAATAACTTTGTATAAGTCTTTCTCATTTCTGCCTTCTTTCTTTCCAAAACGCTGTGCATATTTCATAATATTTCCGATACAGAAGCCATCTCCATGACCATGTTCAAATACCATCTCTGTTGTTTGCTTACCTGTAGTAGCATAATGTTGGCTATATGTATTGTTAACATACTGTTCTAGTCGGGACAATATTAAGTCCTCATTGAATTTGTACTGTGGTACTTGTTTTGCGTTATACACGGGTTATCCTTTTTTCGTAATCGGCATAGTCTTCGTTCCACCAGTGTGGTTTGTCTCTGTATTTCCAACTGGCGAAGGTTGCCTTGTCTAAATGGTAATAGTCTCGATAGCTTTGTATCGGATTATCGTAATCTCGTAAGTCCTCTGGCATTGCCAGTCCGAACTTAGTAAAACCTACTCTCTCAAGATTCACTGGGTCTGGCAATTTGTTTACTACTTGTTCGATTGATTTGTGTAGCTTGCCGTAGCGATAGTGGTACTCATCATTCAATGCGTTAGCATAACAATGAACCCACTCATGGTTGTCCAATGACTCTCTTGCCCAGATTGTGCAAGGATGATTGTACATCATTGGGAGGTAGGGGAAGGGTCGTTCCTCAAGAGGCAAATGCTTGATTTCTGCTTTGAGTTTGTTGAGAACTTCTCGCTCGTCTGCATTGAGTGCGCGAGGAACATACCCTAGAAACTTGTCTATGTAAATTGTTGTGCAAAGAATCTGGGCAGCTTCTAGTGGCATCTTAACAATATGCTTGTCAACATGATACTCTGCTGCCTTGTCGAGATTCTCGTCTAAGTAAAATAAGTTCATTACTTTACTTCCAGCACTTATATACGCCACAAAGACCGTCTGCATTTTCTGTAGTCTTACAGTAATAGCATACTTTTTCTTCTTTCTTTGTTGGCTTGATTTTTTTAATGTCTTTGAACTTTTTCATAACTTATATTATACTAAAATTATGAGATGAAGTCAAGAACTATTTTCCAGATCCGTTAATTTTATCCTTCGCTGTACCTGCGTATAGTCCGAACCATGCCGCACCCGCTCCTACAACGATAGAAATAAGACCTGACTGTTCCATTGTAGGGTCTGGTAAATCCATAAACCACATGGTACAGTAATAAAGTAAGAAAATATATACACTTAGAAACGCTCTTGGAAAGATTCTCCAAGAATCAACCATATTGGATAAAAATATCCATCGTTGCCAAGGATTATCTGGCTCTTTATTGGCTTCCATCTCTACGATTTTTGCTTTAAGGTTTGAGTTTTCAGTTACAAGTTCCATGAATTTATTAAGGTCAATCTCAACCTCATTTCTACTCATATCACCTGAGAATCTTTCGTCTGCCATTTAGCTCTCCTTTGCGTCTTGCTTAGCTTTACCAACATTGATTGCAAACCAGTCAAGAATTTTATACATCTTTCCGACTAACTTGTCATCTTTTGGTGTGTCCGTACACGCCGCTATGATTGAAGCACTCATGACTAACCATGGTATAACTTGAATCCATCCTATAACCCACTGTAAGAATCCTAACATTCTTCTCTCCTAACCCTCTTACGAGGCTGAGCCTTAATTTAAGGCTATCTCAATAGCTCTAGCCCAGTATATATCGTCTGCGATAATACAGTCTATAGCTTCATATCCTAACTGTTCTGCTTGAAGTAATCTAAGATTACCACTATAACATACGAACGGTTTAGAGTTGGAAGGTTTATTACCTTCCATTGTTAAAGCGCAGTTCTGTTTGCTGGACTTTAACAATACAAGGGGTTTATTTTCAACTCTTTTTCTTTTTGGTTTATTTTTGACACAATGAATTCTATCGAGGGTTACAACGGTTGTCTGGTATTCAGCTTCTTCTAGGTGTTCCTTCACTAAATAAGCTGATAGTGTTTTAACAGGTGAACTTAATGCTCTTACTGCGTCTATTTATTTATCTCCTCTAAGTTTACTATTCTTTCCTCTAGTTCTTCACACCATTCTTCGATTATTTCTAATCTTTCTTGTAAGTGTGGGTGCTTTTCGAAGTATTTAGCACCTTTCATTCCATCTCTATATGCGAGATACTGTCTAACAAAATTAAACATTACTGATCAGTATTTAACGGCTCAGTCGTTACTTTTCTATAGTATACTACTACATCTTTTAATTCAGTGATATATCTTTGCAACTCTTTCATGTTCAATGACATTACTTCATAGTCTGGTACTGTCATTGCTAAGAATACTAACTCTCCTTCTTGTACTCTAATCTTTTCGAGTTGATCTTCCCAGTTATCTGGGTTTACAACTATCCATTGAGGAGCTGAAAGGTCTATTTCTCTAGGCATGACTGGTTGAACAATCTTCCTCTCCATAGGCTTTGCTGTTACTTCAATAGCTTTAGTTGA